CGTTCCGCGACAAGGCAAAGGCATTTTTAAATCTAGCAACAACGGCAGCAGAAACTGACAAGCGTGAGCATGAAATTAACGCTTTGAAAGAAGAACTTGCCAAAAAGGAGCTAGAAACTGCTAAAATGAAGCAAGAAACGGAAGCGAAGCTGGCATTAATGCAAGAACAAATGGCCACTATACTTGCTGCTGTTGGTGAAAAGAAATCTCGTAAACCTAAAGCGATAGCCACAGAGGAAGCCTAATATGTCAGCGACAATGCTTGAACTTGTGCAACAAGTAACCAGCGAACTTAACTTAGCCGTGCCTACTTATGTAGCAGGTAACACCAGTCAAGATGTGCAACAAATTCTTGCTCTGATGAACCGTGCAGGGTACGATTTAGTCAAAGAACACGATTGGCAAGCATTGGAGTTGGAATATCGTTTCTATACAACTGCAATAACCACGACCTGCAATACTACGAATGGTACTTATGTATTAGATAACATTCCAAGTACGGCAGGTCTGGACAACACCTATTCCATCGTTGGAACAGATGTACCACAAGATACCTATGTTGATGAAGTTACAAGCTCAACTGCATTAACTACTACACAATTATCGTCAGCAACATCAGTAGGCGGTACGGTCACATTCAGTAAGACCATTTACCCGTTGCCACCTGACTACGAAACCATTACAGATAATACCCATTGGGATAAGACTAAACATTGGCAAATGCTTGGGCCAGTAGATGCTCAACAATGGCAATGGCTTAAATCAGGATACATCTCAACAGGCCCACGAGTTCGTTGGAGAATTTTGGGTAATGAGTTTCAGATTTGGCCACCATATAACACCCAAGAATATTTAGGATTTGAATATCGTTCTAAGGGTTGGGCTAGAAGTGCTACAAACCAAGTAAAGAATAGCTTTACTGCTGATACTGACACAACGGTGCTAGACGATACGATTATCGTATTGGCTACAAAGCTCAAGTATTTCCAAATCAAGTCATTTGATACTACTGCATTGCAACAAGATTACACTCGTTATTTGAATGTTGCCAAGGCTAACGACAAGGGTTCTGCCACATTGTCATTCGCTCCACAACCAAGTGCAGTATTGATTGGTTGGGCTAACATTCCTGATACTGGCTACGGATCTTAATAATGCCAGTACCTAAAAAGTTCACAGCCGTAACTGCTTCATTGGCTTCACCTATTGGTGGATGGAACGCTAGGGATTCTTTAGCTGAAATGAACCCATTAGATGCGGTTCAATTGGTTAACTTTTACCCTACTCCTACCGATGTAACGCTTAGAAAAGGCTATTCTAAGAAGTCTACAGGCATTACAGGCAATGTAGAAACATTGATGAACTATGCCAATGCTGATGGCACAAACACGCTTTTTGCTATTGCTGGCGGTGTTATCTATAACGCATCAACATCTACTGCAACTTCTGTACTTACAGGCTTGACCAATAGCAGATTTCAGCATTGCATGATTTCTACCGAAGGCGGTAACTTCTTGATTGCTGTTAACGGTGCAGACCCAGCCATTATTTATGATGGCACTCGTTGGTACAAGATGGCTACCACCACTACTGCACAAACAATCAGCACAATTACAAGGGGTGGCACAGGCAACCTTACAGCCACAGTCACTACTGCTTCTGCTCATGGTTTAGCTACAGGCAACCGAGTAACTATCTCAGGTGCTACAGAATCAAACTACAACGGTACTTACTTTGTTACTGTAACTGGTGCAACAACCTTTACTTACACAATGGCTACAGCCCCAAGTGCTGATGCTACTGTTGTTGGAAGCTATACAGTTTTAGGTATTACAGGTGCAAATAGCAACACTTTTGTAAATATCAATATGTGCCAAAACAGACTGTTTTTTGTTCAAAAAGACAGCATGACATTTTGGTATTTGCCTGTTGAATCTATCGGTGGTGCAGCATTAGATTTCCCATTAGGCTCAATTGCTCGTTCAGGCGGTTACTTGCAAGCGATGGGTACATGGACATTAGACGCTGGTTATGGCGTTGATGACTTGTCAGCTTTTGTTACTAGCATGGGCGAAGTCATTGTTTATAAAGGAACAAATCCTAGCGATTCTAATGCTTGGAGTGAAGTCGGTGTATGGCAAATGGGTCAAACCTTTGCTCGCAGATGTTTCTTTAAGTTTGGTGGTGACTTGCTATTGTTAACGCAAGACGGTTTAGTGCCAATGTCTGCTGCATTGCAATCATCTCGCTTAGACCCTCGTGTTAATTTAACAGACAAGATTTATTACGCAGTCAGCCAAGCGGCTACCACTTATTACGCTCAATTTGGGTGGCAGATTAACTTTTTCGCAAGCCAAAATATGTTGATTTTGAACATTCCTAATGGCACTAGCTTTGACCAGTATGTCATGCACACCATTACAAAGTCTTGGGCTAAATTCACAGGCGTCAATGCTTTCTGTTGGGAAGTTTCAGGCGATAACAAGATTTACTTTGGATCTAGCGGATTTGTAGGTGACTTTTATAACGCTACATCTGATGGCGGTAACAATATTGTTGCAACTGCACAACAGGCATATAGCTATTTTGAGAGCCGTGGGCAATTAAAACGCTTTACCTTGGTAAGACCTATCCTTCAGACAGATAACGGTGTACCGACTGTTTTATGCGGTATTAGCACGGATTTTGACACAGTACCTTTGACCAATCAGATTGCCTTTAACCCATCCCTTACCAATGTGGGTATTTGGGACTCAAGCACATGGGATAACGCTAACTGGGGTGGTGGTTTAACTGTCACTAAGTTTTGGCAAGGTGTTAGTGGCTTAGGTTTTGCTGGCTCAGTCAACATAAATGTGGCATCGCAAGGCATTGAGTTTCATTGGGCATCAACGGATTATGTAATGGAAGCAGGGGGAGTTCTCTAATTGCTTTGTTTTGATAAAGATTTATTAGGCCCATTTATTGCAGAAAAGTTAAACATGGTATGGACACCTGAGAATTCAACAACGATTGGGTGGGTAGGTGAAGAAATAGAGTCAGTAGTTTGGTATGAGGATTACAACAAAAAATCGGTGACTTGCCATATTTATCTTGGAAAAGGATTAAATAAGCAATATTTAGCTACCATTTTTGATTATCCTTTTATACAATTAGGGGTAGATAAGATAATTGCCCCTGTAATTAGTAGCAACGACAAGTCGGTAGAGTTTGTCAAGAAATTGGGGTTTGAGGAACAAGCACGATTACTTGATGTTTTTCCTACTGGAGATTTGTTGTTTTTTGTAATGTCAAAAGACAAATGTAAGTTTTTAGGAGAAAGATATGGGAAAGTCGGCTAGTGCTCCACCGCCACCTGATTACACAGCGGCAGCCAAAGAAACGGCCTCAGGCAACTTAGATGCTGCAAGAGCAGCTACAGCCGCCAATCGTGTAAATCAAGTTACCCCTTATGGTAGGTTGGATTATTCAATCACAGGCGAAGATCCGTATGGCAATCCTACTTGGACTGCTACTCAATCTCTATCACCTGTACAGCAACAGCTTCTAGAATACCAAAACCAATCTAGTTTAGGTCTTGGTCAATTAGCTGGTAAAGGCTTGGGCTATGTCAGCAATATGCTTGATACCCCATTTGATACAAGCAAGCTACCGACCACAGGATTTAACCCTAGTCAGTCTTACCAAGATGCTTATATGCAAAGACTTGCCCCACAGATTCAACAAGGTCGTGAAGCATTGAGCGTTGACTTGGCTAACAGAGGTATTCCTATTGGCTCTGAAGCCTATAAACGAGCAATTGCAAGCCAATCTCAGCGTGAGAATGACCTATTATTGGGTGCAACTACTCAAGGCTTTGGTGTTGGTGATACAGCCCGTAAGTCTGCATTAGCAGAACAAGCCTACCTAAGAAATGAACCATTGAACACGCTAAACGCTGTTCGTACTGGATCACAGGTTCAAGGCCCATCATTCGTGAACTCTGCACAACAAGCCACAACTGCTGGCCCTGATATGTTGGGTGCTACACAAATGGGCTACAACGCTCAATTAGGTGCATCAAACGCTCAAAACGCTGCTAATAACCAATTTACACAAGGTTTATTTAGTCTAGGTGGTGCAGCTTTGATGTCAGACTTCCGCACTAAAGAGAATATTGAACCAATCGGTATTGCTCCTAACGGCTTGACTGTTTACAGCTATGAGTACAAAGATGAGTTCAAAGACCACGAATTAGCAGGTCACGGAACTCACATTGGTTACATGGCTCAAGAAGTAGAGCAAGTTTATCCTCATGCAGTTAAAACCCTTGATGACGGCTACAAAGTCGTAGATTACGGATTGCTATGAACTCATATTACAAGCAAGGTCAACCAATGCAAGACTTAGGTGGCTTGCAACCTGTATTCCAAAACTTTGCACAACAACAGGCTAATCAACAAGCAGCCCTTGCACAGCAAAATCAATTGGTAAACCAAGCTGGTCAAACCCAAGGTGGTGGTGGCATGAATCAACTTGCTATGGCCATGATGTTGCGTGGTAAAAAGCCTGATGGAACGCAAATTTCTCCTGAAATGAAATCAGAAATTAATCAATTAGGTAGCAATCCTAACAACCCGTTGAGTGGATACAATACAGGTATGTTTGGGTGGGGAAATTACGGAGAATAATATGGCAGACATTGGAACACTATCAGCCGATCAGCTTGCTCAACAACAGCAAATCTTACGCCAACAAAAGATGGCAGAGATGCTTATGCAACAAGGTTTTCAACAGCCACAAGGTCAAATGGTTAGTGGTCACTATGTTGCCCCTTCTTTTACGCAAAACCTTGCTAATTTAGCCAATCTTTATGTTGGTCAAAAAGGTATTGAAAAAGCTGATAAAGCCCAAATTGATCTTGCTAACAGAATTCGCCAACAAGGTGTTCAAGAATCTCAAGACATCATGGCTTTGATGCGTGGTCGTGAAGCTAGACCTGAAGTAGTGCCACAAGGTCAAACATTGCTTGATGACCAAGGTATGTTGACTATGGGATCACAAAGACCTGTTGCTGGCGTTGCCCCTGATTTGGAAGCTGCTTACGCTAAATCTGTTGGTGCAGTAAGCCCACAAGGTCGTGCTTTAGCTCCATTACTAGCTAAACAGCTAATGCCTGATTTAACTCCTGAAGAAAAGAGATATAAGGCAGCTAGAGCAGACGGTAGCTTCAAAGGTGGATTTAATGACTTCTTGAATCAATTGACTGAAAAAGATAAAGCAAATCTAGCTATTGAAAGAGCAAAATTAGCAGACCAAGGCATTTTTGTTGGTGGCCCTTCTAGCGGTGGTATGCCATCTAGCGGTACATCTATGGTTAGTGCTCAAGGTGGCGGTCAAAAGGGTTTTAACTGCATAAGTATAGACTTGCTCTACTTCTTGAGCCATGTAACCAATGTGAGTGCCGTGACCTGCTAATTCATGGTCTTTGAACTCATCTTTGTACTCATAGCTATAAACAGTCAAGCCGTTAGGAGCAATACCGATTGGTTCAATATT